GGTCCAGTCGAGTACGTGATCCGGGACCTGGCGAAAGAGGGCGAGTGACCGCCCGGCAGATGCTCATCCCCAACGAGCGGTTCAAGCCTCGCTGGTATCAGCGCCCGTACATGCTCCACTTCACGGCCGGGGGCCACGACGGCTCCGGCCGGCGAGCCGCCTGGGTCGTCCACCGCCGAGGCGGCAAGGACTTGACCGGGATGCACACGCTCAACGTCTGCGCCCACCGCCGCCGGGGCGCGTACTGGCACAGCTTTCCTACCTTTGAGCAGGGTCGGAAGGCCATCTGGGAGGGGTTCACCAAGGACGGAGACCGCATCATCGACAGCGTCTTCCCGGAGGAACTCATCCGCCGCCGGGACAACCAATCGATGGTCATCGAGCTCAAGTGCGGGTCCATCTACCGCATCATCGGCACGGACAAGATCGAGATGGTGGGCGCCGGGCCGGTGGGCGTGCTCCACAGCGAGTACAGCATCGCCAAGCCGAAGGCGGCTGACCTCATCAGCCCCATGCTCATGGAGAACAACGGGTGGGAGTCCTACGTCTACACCCCCCGAGGCACGAACCACGGCAAGGCCAAGTTCGACAACTTCAAGGCCCAGATGGACGCGGGGAACCGGGAGTACTTCGCGCAGCTCCTGACCCTCTACGACACCAAGGCATACGACCCGGACAAGACCATGGCGTCAGAGCGGGCCGCCGGGAAGCACGAGAGCCTCATCCGCCAGGAGTACCTGTGCGACTGGACCGCGGCCAACGTGGGCAGCGTCTGGGGCGACCTCATCGAGGCGCTGGAGAAGGGCGGGGCGGTCCAGGAGTTCGAGCCCGAGGCCAGCCGGGTGTTCACCACCTGGGACCTTGGCGGCTCCGGGGCGCAGGGCGATGCCACCTGCTTCTGGCTGTGGGCAGCCCGCGACGACGGCGTGGACCTCCTGGACTACTACGAGAACCACGGCAAGACGTTGAGCCACTACTGGGACGAGGTTGACAGCCGATGCGAGGCCATCGGGGTGCGGCCAGTCAAGCACTGGCTGCCGCACGACGCCCGCAGCCACCACCTGACCGGGGTGACGGTCCTCGAGGAGTGCGTCAGGCACTGGGGGCAGGGGAACGTGGCGATCTACCCGGAGCTGAGCCTACTGGACGGCATCCAGGCCGGTCGGTGGCTGCTCCAGCAGAACGTCAGGGCGCACCCCCGCTGCGACGAGGGGTGGTCGGCGCTCAAGGCGTACCACTACGGGTGGGACGAGGACCGCAAGGTCTTCACCAACGCACCAGAGCACGACTGGAGCTCGCATCCGGCGGACGGGTTCCGCGGGTTGGCGCTGGTGATGCGGCAGTCGGAGCGGCTGACCCGGCCCCCGAAACTAGCGACTCCGGGGGCTTATGTTCTGCCCAAGGCGCCCACGCTGGACGAGATGTGGGCCACGCAGCCGAAACCGTCTGGGAGGGTCTAGCCCTTGGCGCAGACCATCGAGAGCACCGAGTCATTCGCCAAGGACCAGGACGGCAACCTCACGCCAGCCGGCCAGGCGTCCCGCTGGACCCTGGAGTTCGCCACCGCCCGAGAGCGCCTCAAGAAGTGGCACGCCCAGGGCGAAAAGATCTACGACCGCTACCTGGACGAGCGGGACAGCAACAACGCCGACGAGTCGCGGCTGAACCTCTTCACCGCCAACGTCGAGACGCAGCACGCCATGCTCTACGGGAAGATCCCCGGAGCTGACGTAGCCAGGAACTTCGAGGACGCCGAGGACGACGTGGCCCGGGTGGCTGCGGAGATGCTGGAGCGGCTCCTGGAGCCCAGCGGCGGGAACGACCCCTACTGCACCGCTCTCGGCTACGCCCTCGAGGACCGGCTGCTCCCGGGGTTCGGCTTCGCCTGCGCCCGCTACGAGGTGGAGACGGAGCAGGCGACGGACGAGGCGGGCGAGCCCCTGCACGACGAGGCCGGCGAGCCGGTGGAGACCAAGAAGCGCGAAAGCGTGGAGGTCGATTACCACTACTGGAAGTCGGTCCTCTGGAGTCCCTGCCGGACGCATGAGGAGGCCCGGTGGTACGCCTGGAGCGCGCCGCTGACCCGCGAGGCTGGCGTGGCTCGGTTCGGGGACATCTTCAAGCAGGTGCCGATGAACAGCAAGACGGGCAAGCGGGCCGGCTCGGACGCGGCCCAGGCTGACCCGTGGTCCCGCTGCGATGTGTGGGAGATCTGGTGCAAGGAGGATCGCACCGTCTACTGGTACGTCGAGGGGTTCGACCGGGTGCTGGATCAGAAGGAGGACCCGCTCGGACTGGACGGCTTCTTCCCGTTCCCGAAGCCGATGGTGGCCCGCGCGACGACCCGCAGTTTCGTGCCGCGGCCCGACTTCGTGCTGGCACAGGACCTCTACAACGAGATCGACACCCTCTCCACCCGCATCAGCCTGCTGGAGAAGGCGATCCGGGTCGCCGGCCTCTACAACAAGGCGAACCCGGAGGTGGCCCGGCTGCTCTCGGAGTCGGGGTTCAACAAGATGTACGCGATGGAGGAGTGGAGCCTCTTCGTGGAGAAGGGCGGGATGGACGGTCAGGTGTCCTGGTTCCCGCTCGATCAGGTGACCAAGGCCATCGCGGTGCTGACGGAGAAGAGGGTCGAGAAGATCGGCCTCCTCCAGCAGGTGACCGGGTGGTCGGACATCATGCGGGGCCAGTCGGCGGCCAGCGAGACCCTCGGGGCGCAGCAGCTCAAGGCGCAATACGGCAGCGTCCGGCTCCAGAAGTTCCAGGGCGAGTTTGCCCGGTTCGCGAGTGACCTCCAGAGCATCCGCAAGGAGATCATCTGCAAGCACTTTTCCCCTGAGACCATCATCGAGCGGTCCAACGTCATGCGGACGGCGGACGCGCCGATGGCCCAGCAGGCGGCGCAACTCATCAAGGACCAGGCCCAGGCGTTCCGGGTTGAGGTCAAGCCGGACAGCATCAACTTCACCGACACGGCGGCGATGAAGAGCGAGCGCATCGAGGTCATTACCTCGCTCGGCGGCCTGATGCAGGCCATGGCCCCGCTGGTGGCGCAGGCTGGAGCTCCGGCGGCCGAGTTCGCCCTGGCGGCGGCGTCGTGGCTCATGGCCGGTGTGAAGGGCGGGGACGGGCTGGAAGCGGAGTTCGACAAGTTCCGGCAGAAGGTGGAGCAGGCGGCGCAGCAAGCGGCGCAGCAGCCGAAGGGCCCGCCTCCTCCCGACCCGAAGACCGTGGCGGCGCAGGCCCAGGCGCAGGCGACGGTGCTCAAGGCGAAGGTGGACGGGCAGAAGAGCCAGATGGATTTGCAGGCGTCCACGGCAGAGCACGGCATGCGGATGAAGGAGATCCAGGCCGAGACGGCGCAGACGATGGTGGAGGCCCAGGCCGAGGCGCTCAAGGGTCGGTGGCAGGCGGCCGGCACGAACGGGACGGGGCAGCCGTAATGGCGCGCGGAACGGTCGTAGGCGAGAGCGTGCAGAGCCAGGCGTCCACGGACGAGTTCCGGGAGGCCCACGAGCGCATCTGGGGTGACCGCCCGGTCCAGCGCGGCCGGTGGATCTGGGACGAGGCGGCGCAGAAGCTGGTCCGCGCCGAGGACTACGTCCCCCCGTCGATGGCCCGAGACGCCGCCATCATGGTGGATCGCTTCATGGAGGGCCAGTCCACCCCGGACGGCGCCGACATCAGCAGCCGCACCAAGCGCAAGGCGTACATGGCCGCCCACGGCGTGGCTGACTACGACGACTTCAAGAACGTGAGAGCCAAGGCGGCGGCCGAGAAGGAAGCGAAGCGCCGCGGCGAGTTCAAGCCGGACAAGCAATTGCGCGAGACCATCGGCCGCGCCCTGTACCGAGAGAAGAAGATCCTCTAGCCCCGCGAGAGACCATGCCGAACGACGCCCCGTCGCTGAGAGAGACCATCGAGACCGCCATGAACGCTGACCCCGTGGAGTCCACGGAGCCGGCGCAGCTCGAGATCCCGACCGATGCCCCGCCGGTCGAGACCTCGTCCGAGGCGCCTACCACGCC